TTAAGAGTATCCGGGATTAATCTTAACGACCAAACTCGGAATCAGTCATTGGCCAAGCACGCCTACTCTCGTGGGTATGCGACCATTGATCTGTCGTCAGCTAGTGATAGCCTAGCGACAGAGTTGGTGAAACAACTTGTTTCACCAGACTGGTTTGCACTCTTAATGGCTCTGCGTTCACCTAAGACCTTTATCGATGGGGCGTCGCATACTAACGCGATGATCTCATCAATGGGTAACGGGTTCACGTTTGAGCTTGAATCGCTGATCTTCTACTCCCTTGCACGGTCTGTGCAGTGTGAGTGGGACGATCATGCGATTTCCGAACCTTCCGGCGCCGCAGTTGTAGGTGTCTTTGGCGATGATTTGGTTATCAACCAGAGATACGCTAAGACGCTTATCGCATTCCTCGGGTGGTGTGGTTTCAAGGTGAACGCATCTAAGTCGTTCATCGAGGGCACACTATTTGAGTCGTGCGGCAAGCACTACTTCTGCGGTTTTGACGTTAGTCCGTTCTACATCCGTAAGCCTTTATCGGATGTCTCCGACTTAATCCTGATTCTTAACCAACTTCGCAGTTGGATGATCAGGACAGGTATCGACCTGTTTGAGGTTTGCTATAAACCTCAGTACAGTTTTTACGATATCTGGCGGGAGTTCTCGACCTATGTCCCCAGAAGTCTTCATGGGGGCAATGATCTTGAAGTTCGGACTTCACTTGTAACTATGGGCGCTAGCAGGTGCAAACTTGTACCTGTAATGCGCACAGTGAAACAAGTGGTCAGTACATACCAAGAGGGTATGTATCTGGCACGTCTTCACGGCGAAGATGACTGTAACGAGGTTCTAGTACGCTACGACCATTCTACCGTCGAGGATATTCATCGATCTACTGATGATCTTCCGGAACGGTGGACTGGTGAGTGGCGTATTAGGCGTTACAGAAATATCGACGCCTTCTTCGGACTTGTAACGCTACCTCTCTATCAAGAGATGTAGTTTTGCAAGTTGCCTTCGCGTTTTGCGCGTGAGGCAGTGCTAAACGAAAGGTCCGCCCGAAAAGGGGCCACCCAACCGCACTTTCCTATGGATGGGAAAGACTTGCGGTGGTAACCCTTGGTCGGGTAAACCTTTCGACCCTCCACAGCGATGTGGACTGGTAAAACCGTGGTTTGTCGCCACGGCACTGCCTCTCGACCGCCACGGGGTATCCAACCCTGGGGAGTTTCGGTCGAAGGAGGGGGGGGTATACCACCCCCCGGCAAATCTCTTGC